TTTAGCTATTAACTAGCTGGAACAACAAATGCAACACCAGCGTCATTGCGTAATTCGCCTGTGCCATAAATCGTGTCCGCAGTAAACAAGTCACCTAAGTATTCTTGCTTATACTGTGTCTGTGTACGAACACCGACCTGTTCAGCAAATACTAAAGCATCTTTATGAAGTAGAAGACCAACTCTATCTGAACCAACAGTAGGGCAGTTAGAAGTTGTATATACATCTACACCATAAATCTGACCGATTTTACCAGTCTTAATAGCATCACCAGAGCCAATGAATTGCTGCTCTGTGTAACGATTAATTGCTAACATATCACTTCCAGCTACTGGAGGTATTATTAGAGCACGAGAGTCCATAGGAACATCAGCGTTATCTAATGTAAGAATCATCTTACGGATACCAGCATCTGTAATATCAGCAGCGTTAGAAGAGTTACCTGTATAAGCTGTTGAGCCATCACTACCTATAACTGCTGTTTCCCATGCTGCTGCACCTGAACCACCTACTGTACCACTTTGTAGACCTTCAGCTAAAGCAAACAAGTCATCATCTACCTGAGTAGCTAGAGCATATCCAGCATCATCGGTGTAGAATTTACGCATACTAGCAAGTGCTTGTACCTCTGCAATATCCTCGATTAGCTTTGAATACTCATAATGCTTGTTAATTGATATGTTTGTAACACCTGCTGTATCAGCGATTAGTGTTACTTGAGTTGAAGCTGCTTTTGCAGAAGCTGAACCACGAGAAGGTGTTGGGATATGTATTGTATCTCCTTTCTTACCTTTATGTGACATCTTCGTTACTAAATTAGCAACAACTAGATTTTTTTTGTACGAGCCAATAACTTCATCCGACCAAAGTTCAGGGATGAAATTAGCTGACGTTGTAATCGTACTATGGTTAGTACCTAGTGCCATCTTTTATTTCTCCTTATTGAGTTTTATTTTACACGACCCTCAGCGTATGCAAGCTGAATCTCATCAGCTAAGTCAGCATACCTGCTAGGGTCACTTACTTGTAGGTTTATTAAATCAGACCTACGATACATCTTTTTACCTCCAACAGAATCTCCTGAAGAACGTGATTCAGAACTAGTTTGTCGTAAAGCTTTCTCTCTTTTGACCTTTTCTGCTTCTTTTACTTTTTTAGTTTCGCCTATCATGGAGATTTGCTTCCATGTGCCTATCAACTCATTTGCAGAATTAAAATCATATTCGCTATCAGCCTTACGGAATAGTTCCTGACGAATCTGACTACTACCTATCCACTTCTGAAAATCTTTATTCTCTACTACATCCATAAAATCAGGATGTGTAGATTCTAATTGAGAAAGATTTGCTTGTTGAGCATTTCTAGCTCTCTCTTCTTTAGCTCTAAGTATGTCAGGGTGATTCTCTATGGCTGAATTAACTGCTTTAGCAGGGTCATCATAGAAAGTCTCCTCAAAATTAACAGGTTCTTCCGTTGTCACAGCAGCTTCAGCTGATTGAGACCTAGATTCAAGAAGTTCTTCAATTAACTTTCGTTGTTGTCCTACTTCTTGGCCTTGTTTACCAAATGCCTTCTCGACATTCTGGTGCATCTCAATCACATCTTCTAATGTTTTCCCAGCATACTTCTCAGGAGGTTCGTAACTCGTTTCAGCTTCCATCTCTGGTTGTACTTCTTGAGTTTCTACTGCTTCTTGTACTACTTCCTGTGTTTCTGTTATTGGTTCTGCATTTGCAGACGGTTCATCTACTACTATACTACTCATTTTTTTGGTCTCCGCCCCTTAGGGTTATGAAGTTTACTTTAATGGAGCTTGAAGTTAATCCTCAAGTTGTTCCATCGCTATTTTAGCTGAAGACTCCAAGGATAATATAAATCCAAGTAATCTCAACTGACCTTTGGATTCCCAAAGCTCTTTTTCACTCTCAATAGTATCAACGTCTCGAATACTACTTTCTAAGTTCTTTAATTCTTCTATGAAGTCCTTCCATCCAGCAACTTCAAATAATTCTAATCTATCTTTTATGAAATCTACATCAGGTTTACTGATACGTTTCCCCTATTACAACTCTTTGACCAGTTTCTCTAGCTTTAGCCATGTTTAATATGGTCTCAGATTTTAAATGTTCTACTTCAGGAATGTTTCTAGCAGTTTCTGAATTTTTATTATCAATGTCCGCCCTTGTCTTTTCAAGTCCAATAGCATCTTTTTGAAGTTTAAGTATCTTTTCTTGAATATCAATTTCATTTGGTTGTTTCTCCGCAGCTTCTGCTTGCCATTTGATTGCTTTAGCTTTCTCTTCCTCTGCTTCAGCAAGTGTTTTTTGAATTTCAGCTTGTGCTTGTTGTACTTGTAAGTCCATAGCCATCTGTTGCATTTGTTCTGCTTGTGGGTTAGGCTGTTGTCCTTGTAGTAGTCCTTGTACAATCTGGTCTCTGTTATGTATTGAAGAGTTTTGCATCATTGCTAAAAGAATAACATTAAAAGCAGGTGAATCTTTAGGAATAGCTTGTAACATCTGTACCATTTGAGTCATTTCTAACTCTTTAGCCATAATTCCCATAGTAGAATAAGGTATAAACTTATAATCATTCACAGGGTATCTATCAACATCAAACTGTATCTTTCTCCACATTGATTTATTAATCATAGGGATTAAGAATGTATTCTGGAAATTCATTAATGTGCGTTTCTGTCTCTTAATAGAGGCGGATTGCATCATTGACATACCAGAAGAGGTAGCTCTATCGGGAGTACCTACATCTGCTGCACCTGTTCCCATCTGTATCATGTTTTGGAGTGAGGCGACCTGAGTAAATGTTGATTGGTCTGTGGTTCCCATATTTAACGGCATTAAAGCAGCTCTTGGGTCTCCATTCGTTAGTACAGTCTTCCCTGGTCTAACCTCAAACTTGATTCCACGAGGTAGCCTTGTTGCATCTGCTGCCATCATAGGTGTAGTTGTTAGGGCTAGAGAGTCTATCCTTGCTCTCATCTCTGTATCTAGAGCTTTTTGAGGGTTATACCCCTTCTCACATACTCCTCTACCCCAAAATTTGTTTGGTACTATATCATGTTGGTAGCTTACGAAAGGCCTATCTACCATCATAAAAGCATTTTCCTCTGCTCTTAGTATATATTCATCATTTACTATAGTTACTACTGCTTCTACTAGTTCATCTTTCTTAGTATATTCAAAATCATCTTTATCTGTTTTAGGTTTTAAGAATCTCTTAGGTACTAAGCCCCAGTATTCAGTTAATTTAACAGAATCAGACTCATCAGCTAGTTTAGTTTCAGAATCAAATCCAAATCTTACTGTATCATAGTCACCATCTAAAGGTACATCTCTATATATACCACTCTTAATACCCTCTACAACGTGGTATCTAGGCTTAATAACCTCATGTGCGACACCTAAAGCCTCATTTATAGAGTTAGCTGAAGGGTCTATTAGAAACTCTTTAGGAGATATAGGTTCTAACTTAACATCTAAAGAAGGGTACTCCACTAACTGCCTAGTTGTAGCCATTGTACCTTCTGTAGGTACTTCCGCAGGTGCTCTCTCTACGTTTTGCTCTACAACTATCTTTCCAATACCAGTACCATATATAGCACCATTAAGGAAAATCTCACAAACAGCATCTTTAACACCAGTCTTTTCTAAATCTTCTTGTAATAAGTTACGAACATACTCTGCATCCGCCTTATCTTGGTCTAATATATCATCTTGTAAGTCAAACCACTTACCTCTACCAAATGTAGCCTCCTCTAACTCTGCTACACTAGCTTCTACTGCCTGTTGTAAAGCAGGTGATATAATTCTTGACTTCTCTGCCTTCCTTAGTCTGTCTTCATGTAACCAAATACCTCTCCATAGTCTATAATACTCATCCCATTTCTGGACATAGTTTATATCTCTATGATTCCTCCAGCCATCTAGTCTATAAGTAAGCCAAGAAGCTAAAGCTTGATATTGAGTTTCTTTATTTTCAAACATACGCAGTTGTTGAATTAAATTGTGTCGGATAATACACTATATTATTATATATGTCAACTCTAATTTTATAACTTTAATAACCTGCTACAATATCTTCAGGTTCCCAATCATCTTCTAAATCTATAGAATGTGCAAAATCTGCTATAGATACTTGGTCTATATAAGCTAGTGCATCAAGTAAATCGTCATGTGATAAATGATTAGGAAAGTCTAACATTTGAGAAATAAAGAATTTCCAGTCTTTATCCTCATTAAATGTTATCTGGTCATGTTCCATTCTACCTTGTAATGACCAAGTAATTCTTTCAGTCTTCTTTTTACCACCGTGTCTAAGCTCATCTATATGTACAAAACGATTATTAGTTCTCATCTCATCTTCTAGATAAGGTAATATAGCGTTCTTAAGTGACCCTGTTTCAATACCAACAGTAGTAGCCTCAACAACAGAAGCAGCTTTTAGTATTTTAGAAGCGGTTTCTTTTATAGACCACCTACCATGTAGTATATCTTTAACCCACCATTTATCTCTATCTACCTTAACTATAGCAATAGCAGTCTCATCTAATTTAGAGCCTTTTAAACCCCTTTCTTTTTCAACAGCCTCAAAACCAGCAGGGTCAACCGCAATAACATAGTTCCCTTCTTCTGGTTCTTTTCCAGTTTGAAACCATTCTTCTTTAAAGATACCTCCAGAAAAGGTTTCAAAGGATGCTTCAAACTCTTGTCTGAAAGACATTGAAGACATTGACCTTTTTGCAGCTTCAATTTCATCTTCTGGTATATAGGGATTATCTGTTGAGTTATAAGAAAAACTATCCCAGTCTTCGTCTTTATCCGCCTCCATATATAAATCATAGAAGTGATTTTTCCCAGCTGGAGTACCTATAAAGAGTGCCCCACCTTT